TAGGCACTCTGCGTGAAGGAGACTACGTGTTCCATCCCTCCGGAGAGCCGACTCGCGTCACGCAGCTGCACCCCGTAGGACAGTGGGACACCTGGGAAGTGGAAATCTCTGACGGGACTGTGCTGACCACATCGGGGGAGCACTTGTTTACCGTCGAGGAGTTCGTTGGCCCCCGCAGGCGCAAGCGGCGCACTCTCGACGTTCGCACCATGGCTCGCGAAGGGCGCTTCAATCTCCGCCTCCCCGATGTCGATAAGGATGAGCTGTACGCCCAGGGGGTGCCCGAAGAGGTTCTGGGAAGCTTCCAGAACGGGCGAACCATCATCAATGTCCGCCGAGTCCCTCCGGTTGATGCCCGTTGTATTACTGTGGCGGCTGAGGATGGCCTGTATCTGATGGGGGAGACGATGGTGGTGACCCATAACTCCCCGTTCGCCGCCGCGCTCTGCCTTTTTGAGCTTCTCGGCCCCTGTCGGTTTGACGGGTTTGACCGCCATGAGCCGTTCGGGGTGCGCGCGAAGCCAATGAGCATGCCGCTGGTGCAGATCGTGGCCACCTCAGAAAGCCAAACCGCCAATACTATCCGCATGGTCAGGGCGTTCTGTCAGAAGAAGGGCCCCTTGGCTCGGAAGTATGACCTCGAGGTGGCGAAGACGTTCATTGAGACGCCGGGTGGGGGGAAGCTCCAGCAGATGACGTCCTCCGCGCATTCCATGGAGGGTGGTGAGGTGTCCTTCGTTGTGGGGGATGAGTTGGAGCACTGGCTTCCCGCGCAGGGCGGGCCTGCCATGCTGGAGACGATTCAGCAGAACGCGGCGAAGATGGGGGGCCGGTTCATGGGTACCTGCAACGCTTGGGTGCCTGGAGAGCAGTCGTCGGCTGAGGCGATCTTTGAGGCGTGGTGCGATCAGGAGGATGGTCTCACGCGGGGTAAGACGAAGGTTCTCTACGATGCGCGTATCGCGCCCCCGAACACGGTTTTAACGGACGAGCCGGAGGAGGGGCAGGTTGGGCTCACGAAGGCCCTCGAGTACGTGTATGAGGACTGCCCGTGGGTGAACCTGGAGTCGATCAAGGAGCAGATTTGGTCCCCGGAGTACCCCGAGTCTAGGTCGATCCGCTTCTTCCTGAACCGGCCGAACGCGGCTGAGGCGTCCTGGATCACCCTGGAGGAGTGGACCCAGCTGCGTAAGCCGGACCGGAAGGTGGAGCCCGGCGAGCGGATCGTCATGTTCTTCGACGGCTCCAAATCCAACGACCACACAGCCCTCGTGGGCTGCTGCATGGAGGACGGGCACATCTTCAAGATCGGCCACTGGAAGCCCGAGAAGCCCCTTGGTGTGGTGAATGTGGCCGCCGTGGATGCGGGGGTCAGGAAAGCGTTCGACACCTACAACGTGGTCGCATTCTGGGCTGACGTGCGCGAGTGGGAGTCATTCACCCGCACCGCATGGCCGGAGGACTTCGGGGATCGCCTGATCGTCCCCGCGGTGCGTGGCGGCATGTCTGCGTCCCCGATCGCATGGGATATGCGCTCACACGCTTACCAGTTCGCCGAGGCGGCGGAGACGGCGTTCACGGAGATTCAGCAGCAGACGTTCACCCATGACGGGGACTCAGCCCTGGGTGAGCATGTGTCGAACTGTCGCGTGAATGAGTTCAAGGGACGCTGGTCGGTGAAGAAGGAGTCCCCGAAGTCGTCTAAGAAGATCGACCTCGCTGTGTGCATGATCGGCGCTAGAATGCTGTATAGGCATGTGAAGAACTCGAAGGAGTGGGCAGACCTGACTGCTCCGCGAGGTGAATGGAAGGTGTTCATGTGAGCTTCCAGAAGATGATCTCCAAGTTCGCGTCGGGCGCCTACCGTCCCATCACCTATGAGGGATACTACGAGGGTAAGCGGCGCCTTGACGCGGTGGGTATCAGCCTGCCAGCGAAGGCGCGAGTCCTGGAGATTCAAGCCCCGTTCGCCAAGATGGCCGTGGATGTGCTCACGGAGATTCTCATCCCCGACGGGTACCGTGTCGCCGATGATGACAAGCTGGGTGTGGTCGAGTTGCTGCGGAAGACGTGGCAGGCGAACGACATGGACTCCCAGTTCAACCTTGCTGCCGCGGAGGCCATCAGCGCTGGCGCCGCCTACTGGGTGATCGCTCCGCCGGATGATGAGCACGAGTTCGCGTCTATCCGGGCAGTGGATGCGAAGCACGCCCGCGTGCGCATCAACTTCCGTGGCGAGGTCATAGAGGGCGTGGTCATCTACTGGCGGGACGACGGGAACGTGGGCGCCACCTACTACACGCCCGACGGTGTGGAGTTCTACGTCAAGGGCGAGTACGACTGGAAGAGCGTCGGTCAGGGGCGTGAGGACCAGTGGGGTGCGTCGATCGTCCCCATGTTCAACCGCGCCCGCCTGTCCGACAGGTATGGACGCTCCGACCTGCGTGAACTCACCTCCGTCATCGACGCGGCCTCTAGGACACTGACGAACCTTCAGGTAGCCCAGGAGGTCGCCTCCTCCCCGCTCCGCGCCGTCGTGGGAGATGGTGCGTCGGCGATGATTGACCAGTACTCCGATAAGATGCAGGCGTACATGGGTAACCTGATCGCCATCCCTTCCGGCGGCGACGTTAAGCAGCTCACCGGCATGACCCTGGACCCGTTCATCAACACGTACCGCTCCTACGCTCTCCAGCTGTCCGCCATGACCGGTATCCCCCCGTCGATGATGGGTGTCTCATCGGACAACAACCCCACCAGCGCTGAGGCCCTACGCGTGGCGAAGGACCGACTCATCGCTCGAGCCGAGAACAAGCAGCGCCAGTTCAGTGACGCCCTGGAGCGCGTCGGCAGGATTGTCGCCCAGGCGAGCGGCATGTCACTGGAGGGGCTTGAGGCTCTCGAGGTGACGTGGCGCGACGCGGCCGCACCCTCCACGTCGGCGCAGATGGCGAACGCCCTCCAGGCCCACAGTCAGGGCATCATCGGCGATGAGACGGCCCGCGAGTTCCTGCACCTCACGCCGGAGCAGCTGCGCCGCGAGAAGGCCCGCGGGGACAAGATGGATGCTGACGCGGGCCTGGATATGCCTGAGGCCCCGGATGCCCCCGAGGATGCGGAGGAGGACCCTAAGGGTGAGTGAGGCTCTCTTCTACGGCATCCTGCGCAGCATTGTCATGCTGTTCCGCCGGCGCGCCGAGGATGCCCTCAAGGCGTTCGATGGGCTCCCTGAGCCTCCCCCGGTGGAGCATGTGGGGGACCTCCTGACCCCGCTCATGTGGCAAGCCAGGAAGCAGGCGTGGGCGGCCGCCGCCCTGTTCCTGCGCGGGCAGGCCCGCAAGGCTGGGGCGCCCGAGTCGTGGATTCCTCCCCATCCCGAGTACTCGCCGAAGACTATCGCCCGCACGATTCGCGGCACTCAGGGTGCACTGAAGTCTCCGGAGGGGATGAGGCGCCTCGAGCGGTCCCTGGAGGGGCATGTGCTGGCCGCTGCGCGCCGAACGGTGGCTGACGCGGTGGATACTGCCCCGTCCTCGATTGAGCTCATTGAGGGTGCCCTGGATGACCTGGCGAAGGACCTTGAAGAGTTCTCCGAGAGCGCCCAGAAGGCGATCGTCGAGGACGTGGAGAAGGTTGAAGGGCGTCGCCGCCCGCACATGAGCCTAGAGGAGGCGTTCGAGAAGGTCGCTGACAGGGTGGAGGAGGCTGTGCGCACCCTCGACGAGGAGGAGTTCGTAAAGGAGCGCCACCGCAGTATGAAGGTGTTCTCGGATGTGCCGGACAAGTACCGCCGCAATTCCCGTGGTGAGTTGATTGCGAGACCGTTTGCCTTCGCTCGCGTGACTCACCCGAACAAGAATGGCCCCTGTGGCTTCTGTGCGATGCTCGCTTCGCGTGGCCCGGTGTATAAGTCATCGGAGTCTGCTGGCCTTAGGGTGGACCGATTTCACGATCACGATTTTTGCACGATCGTGCCCGTTTTCACTTCCAAGCACTGGGAGGGGAAGGAGCAGCAGATCGGATTCGAACGCGTGTACAATGAGGTTGTGCGCGACCAGGACCTTCATGGCGTTGATGCGCGCCGAGCAATGGACAAGTACTTCCGGGAGAAGCTGAAGGAGCGCAAATGAGCGACACCCCCGCGCCTGCCCCCTCCGTCGTTGAAGAGACTGACGGGCCCATCTCAACCACCGACTACCCCATCGAGCCCACCGAGGAGGCCACCAATGAGACTCCTGCGAAGGACGAGGAGACTCCTGCGGAGGAAGCGCCGAAGGATGATGAGGAGACTCATTCGGATGAGGTGAGCGAACTGCGAGCCCAGCTGGCCGCCCTCACCGAGAAGCTGGAGGCGAAGGAGGCCGCAGAGCGCGCCGCCGCCGAGCTCTCCGAGAAGGAGTCGATCCTCGCCAAGGCCCACATAGATC